GATAAGTGTCATCAAAGTTATCAAATTGTGCTGCTGCAAGCTCTGCATAGTACTTAGCACTGTAATTAGTGCCATCTACAGTAGTATTTGTAGCATAACTGCTACCACCACCGATAGCCCATTGCTTTGCTGAACCAGCAGTGTTAGTTGCTTGACTACCAACAGCATATTCTTTAGCTGAATATTCACCACCATCTACTGTTGCTGTAGTTTTGGTAGCCCATTCCTTAGATGCACCACTACCAGCAGTATTAGTAACACCAGTTCCACCAATAGCCCATGCTTTTGAAGCATAGTCAGTGCTATCTACAATACCGTTAGTCTTTACTGCCCATTCTTCTGCCAAAGTTTCGCTAGCTGCTGCATTAGACTCTGAAGTTGCCGCATTGGTTGCGCTTGTAGATGCATTAGAAGCAAAAACACTTGCATCATTACGATGAGATAATGCATTTGCTTCACTAGAGTTAGCAGAGGTAGCAGAACTTGCTGCACTTGTAGCAGAATTAGCTGCATTGGTTTCACTAGTAGCTGCATTTGTTTCACTAGTTGCAGCATTGGTTTCACTTGTAGCTGCATTTGTAGCACTTGTTGCGGCATTTGTTTCGCTAGTGCTTGCATTTGTAGCTGCTGTAGATGCAGTTGTAGCACTTGTAGCCGCATTTGACTCGCTAGTAGCTGCATTGGTTTCACTAGTGGCTGCATTAGTTGCGCTCGTAGCTGCATTAGATTCTGAAGTTGCCGCATTAGAAGCACTTGTAGCTGCTGCTGTAGCACTATTGCTTGCATTTGTAGCTTGAGTAGTAGCAGTTGTAGCACTTGTAGCTGCATTGGTTTCTGAGGTTGCTGCAAGAGTAGCTGAATTACTGGCATTAGTTGCTTGAGTTGTTGAAATTGCTGCAGAAGCCGCTGAATTTGACGCAGAATTTGAAGAAGATGCCGCTGAAGTAGCTGAGGCTGTTGCAGAATTAGATGAACTAGTAGCACTTGTAGCTGCTGCTGCAGCTGAAGTGGCTGCTTGCGTAGCACTGTTTGCAGCTGCTGTTACATCTGCCGCAACAATTCCCGAAATAGCCGAGTACTGAGACTCAACTGCTGTAAACAAACCACCTACTGCGGAATCATCGGTTGCACCTGTAGCATCAACCGTTGGTTGTGCGCCAGCACTTGAAGTAGGTGTAGAACCAGTTGCTCCACTCATATCAAGCCACCTCCATAGTAATTAGTTTGTACGTTACCACCTCTAGCATTTCGCTTTTTATCTTCATCGTTAAGCTCTGCAATTTCATTCATAAATAACGTTGCATACTTTTGAGCTTGCTCTTCGTCTTGTAAATAAAAGAACACTTCTGCCAATGCACCCATAAGTAATATTCTTTCATTTTCATCTCGAAGCCAATTAGACACTAGATTTCCTACATAGTAAGCTGTAGACTGTACACCACCAGCAGCCTGAGATGCCGCCAAAGTATCATATGCAGTAGTCACACCATTTACTGTAGAGAAATATAGAATAGAAGCACCTGTAGTAGACTGTGTTGCCAATGTAAGAAAGCCAGCTGCATAATTGGCGGCTGTCACATTATACTTTGCATCTAATGCAGGTAATCTTTTATAGTAATATATTTCAATCCCTGTAGGTGTACCGCTTGAGTATTCACCAAATCCAGGAGCCAGAATAATTTTTTGTTGTTGTCTCGTCCAATAAGAACCATACTGTCCTATTTCAGCTAATGAGTCATTAAATGTTCTGATATCTACCTTTTGACTAAATAATCTAGTAGTTGTATTATTTGCATCAAATTCTCTTATCTGAACAACTTCAATTAAATCTGCTGGAACAGAAAGTTCAGTTCTACTAGGTAATCCATTTGCCGATATAATTGTATTGGCATTTAAGTTTGTTGAGTTATAAGTAATAAGCTCTTCAAGGGGTGGTACTCTCAAAATTCGATATGCTTTATCTGCTGCATATTTAAGACAATCTTGAATAACACCATCTCCAAGAACTTGTTGGTCTCTATTAGACCAATCTCGAACTAGATCTACCAGTTCACCATAAGTTCTTGCCATACAAGCCTCCTAATTAAGTATTTACTAGTAGGTCTCTGTATTCAGAAGAAAGTATTTGTTTTAGCTTTTTAAGATTATTAGGGTCACTCATAAAGTTAGGATCATGCAAATCAAGATGATGCTTTTGTAATATATCAAGAGCAACAATATCAGGAATAGTAGCAAGCTTACGATATCCATCTTTACGAATACCATAGTAGTCTTGCTTTTCACGCTCTAATTTAGCATGTTCTACATACTCACTGATGTCTTGTTTAGCTTCCCATTCAGAAGTGTTTAAGTCAAATCCAGCACTAATACTTTTATCTTTTCCTACAGTACCACTGTAAAATTTAAATTCATTTTCTTTAGCCATGTCCTCTTCTCCTTAATTAGGCTGGTTCAGTATAAGCTACAAACCTTCCACTTTTACCAATATAACCAAGTCTTGCACCTGTTGGTGCGGCTGCAGGGGCTGAGCCTACTGCTACTGTAGGTGTTCCTACTGTAAGGTGTGTAAGTTTATAACCACCAGTTGATACTGAAGTAGTTCTCCATACACATGTTTCTGCAGGGTAAGTATTCCCGTTAGCAAGTTCTATAACTAGCATTTACTGTACTCCTTTTAATTCTATCTACAATTATAAATTTTACCACCAGACTTTTTATATACAGGGTCTTCTTTTAACACTGAAGGTCCAGTCCGTTCTTTATTCATAGGGTGATTTGGATTAGCATAATCTGGGCGTGGCTTTGGACCAGATGGCATCTTTTTCTTTTTATCTTTAGGCACTATTATCTCCCTGTAAATACTTTACCGCCAATAGCCATATAACCTTCGTTCATAGAAGGACTATCAAATGATTGATAAGATTTTTTAGTTGCTGTTTTCTTTTTAGCTGAAGCACGTTTAGCTTTAGCTTTATTAAGCATCTCAGTACGACCTGACTTCTTATCTTTTACTGCGTCAGCTTTCTTTTTATTAGGTGATGTGCGACCAGCCATGTCCTTTTGTTGCATTTGAGCAGTGCGTGTAACAGCTTCATTTTGCCCTTTATCTTTTGAGCGAAGCATATTCATTTCTGTTTTAGTCATCCCTTCATAAGGATTATTTGACTTAGAACCAGCTTGCATTGAAGTAGATGGGACTTTAATAGATTGACCTACACGAATTTTATTGGCATTTTTAATTCCTGGATTAGCACCAAGAAGAGCTTTGAGAGTCATACCATTTCTTTTAGCAATCTGAGAAAGTGTATCTCCAGACTTAATTTTGTATCCTGCCATTATATACTCCTATAGTAAGGATAGGGAGACCCAATTAGAGCCTCCCCATCTTTTAACCTATTCTAGGCCGTAGATAGCACCACAACCAACTGGGTTGCGTACTTCTAGAGTGGTTTCTTCAACCATCATACCGACAGTTGAGTCACCCTTCTGACCTACGTCTACCTCTGCAAGAGGACGCAGAGTAGCCATGTTGAACCACATTGGATCATAGATTAGGGCTGAGAAGTTAGCCAAGTCAGTTACACCTGCACCACTGTGAGCAACGTTGTTGTCGCCTGTGAATGCAAAGTTGTTTGACAGACCCATGATGTAGTTAGGCACTACCATGATGTCGCCAAAGTCTGACATGTATACGTCTACTGACTGACGGAGCTTACCGTCTGCGTCAATATTTCTGCGTACACCTGAATCACCGACCATCAGGTCAGAGAAGTCACGGCGAAGTTTTGGTGACAACATAATCTTTGTTGCCTTACCACCTTCTTCGTAGATCTTCTGCATAACTGAGTCAATGTTAGCCAATGCCAGTGGATCACGGTCAGGAGCAGTTGTTGAACCTGCAATAGTTGAGCGAGGAATAGCTGTACCATCCGCATCTGTACCTGCACCTGTAGTTGCAGCTGAAGGGGCTTGGAACTCACCAACGTAGTCAACAGTATTTGCTGAGTTGATAAATGCCTGATAACCACCCATTGAGCGAGCAGTATTACCCTGTGTACCTACTGCAGCTGATGCATTCATTGAGTGAACCAAGTCAAACTCAACGTCTCTGCGTAGTTCTGTACCACGCTTTTTCAGCTGATAGGCATACTCATCAGCAATACCAGCCTGATCTACAGCACGACGTGTGCCTGATACAGCAATGGTCTTACCGTTGATCTGAGTGTAGTTACCCAGACGAGTACGTGTTGGGCCACTTTCAGCGAACTTTGCGCCTACTGCAGGAGTTGCAGTTGCACCACCTGAAGCTGGCTCAAGATAGTCTTGACCTTCAGCAATGCGTGAAGAGCCTGGAGCTTCTAGTGTATCTGTTTGCCATTCGTGATAAATAGCTGTTGCCTTTGTGCTTCCGATTGAAGACATGAAAGGTGTTTCATCACGAGTGATCATTGTAATAAAGTTGGCAAGATCCTCACGCTGTGAGACGTCTTTGCCAGTGCCACGGGCTGGTCCAGCAGGACCGCCAGTGCCTCTAACACCAAGTGTTGTTGACATAATTAAATACCTCCTAACGGTACTAAAGATTTAAAGAGCGTGATGCAAGCCCTCTTAGGAAGTCCATTTGTTCGTCTTGTGTTGCATTACCGCTAAGTGCCTTCTGTCTAATAGACTGTTCACGTTCCTGCTTTCTTTTATTTGCAGGTTTAGCCTTTTTAACAGGTGCTTTTTTAACTGTAGCAGTTTTGCGTTTTGCTTGACCTTTGGCAACTCCTTGTTTAAGTCGTCTAAAGTCATCTACAAATTTCACAATGACAGGATCAGCAATTGTATCTAGTACTTCAGGTGAAATACCTTCTTCAATAGCAAATTCACGAATAGCCATAGCAGTCTCTTCATTGAAGTCAGGAATAAGGCTTGGGATTGTTTCATTAAAATGATCCAATTGTTCTTTCCAAGCAGCTTCTTGTTGCTCTTCCATTCGTTTATTTACTGTTTCAACAATTTCTTCTCGTTGATTTCGAGCATTCCAATACTTCTTTTGTATTTGCTCTCGCTGATCTTTTAATTCATTGACTTCATATGTATCACCTTCTTGTCGAGCAGTTTCAATTTTTGCTTCAATATCGTGATATTCTTTAGCCAATGATTGTTCTTCCGAATAAAGTACTGCAGCAGATGCTTGTGTAATAGTATCAATTTCTTCAAACTTCTTTTGATACTCTTCTTCTGCTTGCTTTCTTGCTTCACCGATTTCACGACCCTTCTTTGAAAGATGTTGTTCAGTAGAGTAACCTTTGATAAGGTCACCAAAAGATACTTGCACATCTTCTCCATCTATTTTAATAGAGACCTGTGCATCTAAGTCAAGATCGTCAGTAGTATACAAATCAACTTCTTGGGTAGCGTCTTCCGAGGCATCCTCATCTGATTCATATTCTTCTTCGTCTTCTACTTCCTCTTCAACTTCTTCAGTATCGTCTTCCTCTGATGACTCTGGGTCTTCTTCATCAGATTCTTCCGTGTCTAACTCAGGGATTTGTTCATCGGGTAAAGATTCTCCGTCTAAGAACGCAGTGTTCTGGAGAATGTTATCCAACAAAGCCGCTTCAGTTTGACTATCACCAGTAGCAATAGGGTCATCCAATTGGGTAGAGCCTACTTGTGCTTCGGTATCATTCATTGTTAAGCCTCCTTCTTCTTAGCCGCTGGTTTAGCCGCTACGGGTTGCTTGTTTGAATTCTGTTTAGCAGTGTAGTATTTTTTTAGCTCAATAAGATTAAGTAAATCTTCAGCATTCATTTTTACTTTACCACCGCTTCTGATCGAATCATATTCTAACGTGTTTAACATAGTATCTATATTACTTAGAATTTTATCGTAATCAATTTTCCTCATCATTGTCCTCCATAAGGTGTGGAATGTTCTTTCCATACATTTCAAAGCCCATCATCTTTTCTTTTACACTGCCCAATGCCATTGCAGCAGCATAAAGAAATTCTCTAGACTTTGTTTCATGCGGATCTGTTTGTAGCCATTCCACAAAATAGTCTACAAGTACTTCACCATACGCTTCATCAAAAAATTCATCTCGTTCTTTGGCAGCGAAGTGACCCTTTGTGTGAGCCCTTCGTGCCAATTCTTCAGGATGTACTTTATGTTTACCGTATGATTTTTTATTACCCAGCCTCTTCTCAGCTGACTCACGGTATTTTTCCATAGATTATCCTTGTTGTATAATTTGTCTTGCCAACATTACTATCTCATCGTAGTTTGGATGAGGGGGAAGTTCAGCACCTTCTTTAGTTGCTTTAACAGTAAGATCTGCCCATTCCTGGAAATGCCTATCAATAGACACTGCAAGTTGTCTAGCATTATCATCCATAGTATTTTTAGCTTGAGCATTGGTATATCCAACGTTTGCTTCTGCCAATGCAGTATCAGCTTCTGCTCTACGCTGTTTAATTTCTTGTTCAGCCTGTGCCATTTGAGATTGTTGTTCAATGGCTTGTGCTGCCCTTTGTTTAAACTCTTCATCAGTATAATCTTCTAGATAATCATTACTGTCAAGGTTCATGGCTTCAATAAGTTTAGTTGCTAATACAGCAGGTGCTTCTGGTTTAATAACCATACCTGCGCCCTGTTGATTTAGACTAGGTAGTATTTCAGCACCAATCTTACTCAGCTTTTGTATTTGATTACTGTTAGAGTTTTCACCAATGTCTAGTAATACTTCTACATCCATCTTAGAAGGAAGATCACTTACATTAATCATACCATATATACCATCTTGGTTATAGTATTGATTACCTTTCATATTGGCTTTCATAGTTTCATATATGCCACTTATAAGCCGCTTGAATCCAGTTTCCGCAAATCTACGCGCGATATGCTGGATTCGTTTTTGTGCTGCTGATTGTACAGCACTAAGCTTCTGCTCAGAGTTACCTGAGACATATAGCGTGTCGTTAAGACCTTGTGCGGCTTTCGACATACCAGTTGCTTGTTCCTTAATAAGTTGTAGGTGTTCAAGCAATGGAACTGTTCCTGTAGAAATAGTTTCTGGGGCAAGTGGTTGCACTGCCGCTGTTGGATTACCATTAGTAGGAATAATTTGTTTAGGTCGCATGTTTTGAAGCGCACTAAAATCTACTACATTGGGGTCTGCCAACTTCGGGGAATAGTTAGTCAGATACGTATTTTCTACAAAACCTCTTAAAATAGCTGTGCTTGCCAAAGTACTACTGCGAGTGAAGTCTGCCATAGACAAACCATAAAACTCGTGTGGGATATCAATCGGTACGATAGAAGCTAAAGGAATCATGTCACAATCTTCTTCCCAAAGAATATTGCTTCCTGCTGTTATGATGTGCTTTAGTTCAGCAATACCATCACCGTCTCTATCTACTCTTATCCATGACTCTGTTACAGTTACTTCTGTATTGGCTTCCAGGGGATATATACCTTCGTTAGCCATACCTTGCCAATAAGTTTGTCCTGTAACTTCTTTCCGAGCAGCAATCTCTTCACTGTAGGGGCTATTACCAAGCCAATTACCGTCAACTCCTAGCTCAGCCCATGTATCACTGTCGATGTCATTAGCCCACTCAGGATAGTATTTACGCAAGTCAGACTTAGTCATTTCCATTTGGATGCCTACATAGGAAGCATCTTCAATGTCTTTGGCATCATTACTGATTCTGAAAGACTCAGGTGGAATACACTCTAGTCTAATTCTGCTTTTGTCAATCCGTTTACGCAGACGTACATCTACATACTGGATCATTTCACTACTCGTATCGAGCGTTAGCTCGTTGACGATTTCATAATTTTCATCCGCAAGGATTTCGTCAAGCTTTGCTTCGTCTATTGTTTCATATTCTTCAATAGCGTAGTCATATTCCTCGACATAGTCCCAGCGAATAATAGCGTTTTTCCATAGAAGGGAAGACTTCATCCAAGTCTGGAGTAGTTCCCATCCTTTATTCTTTTTAAATAGACAATAGTTTACTAACCTTGAAGCGTCCTTTGCAGCTTTAAAAGCGCCTGGAGTGTCATCATAGGGTACAAACCTAGCTAGCTTATTGTTAGACAAAAATAAATCTGATAGTACAGCGGTGTACGCTTCTACAACTTCTGTAGTACTTGTATCAACAATAGTACTAACGCCTTGTGGTATCAGATGTGCATTGGGTACTCCAGCAAACTCATAGGTTGCCTTCAAGCGTTCATGTGTAAGATCGCTACTGTTAAGCCAATCACCTACACTGTTTGCAATACCTGTCTCAATGAGAGACGTCAACTGTTCATCTGTTACTGCTTCTTTATAACCACTATGTGCCATTACATCTTCCCCTGTCCGTAGATAGGCTTAGCTGACTCCATAGCCTTTTGATTATATTTTCCTGGCTGACTCAAAGGAATCTTTCGTTCCTTCTTTTTAGCCCCTTTGCCTTCTTTAGGCTGTTGTATATAACGTGACATTTACCGCTCCTGGGTTTATTTCTTTTTATCTATTGCACTATATATAACTGAAGTGGGTATTCTGTCAATTTTAACATCATCTCTTTCAAACAATGCATTAGCTTGTTTAGAATCTAGTACCCATTCATTCATACCCATCATTTCAGGGTTTTTATCAACTACACTTCTTTTACCTTCAGGATAAGAACCCTTAGGCATTCTTATTCTAATTACTTCTCCTTGTGGACCTGCATATCTAGCAGCACCTGTAGGTAGATCAGTTAAGTGAAATTCTTTTTGAGTTATTTCCATTCCTTCATCTACTAAATCCCTAGCAGCTTTAGGTGTAGTTCCTCTAAAGAAATAAGTGTAGTCTGGTTGTTTTTCTGTTAAAAGGTCTAAATAAGGATCGCTTATTTTTTTAGCTACTTTACTTGCTTTGGCTAGTGGTCCAACTCCAGGAACTAACATACTTGCAGCAATAGCTGCTTGCATTACATCTCCTTCTTTTGCTGATTTATATAAATCAATTGCATCGCCAACGGGAGTTAATCCTACTATTTCTTTATAAGCTTCTGGTTTCGGTGGTATTTTTTCAAACTCGTCTCTTGGTATTAAGCCACCTGGAGTTCTTACAAAATCTACCATTTTACTTTATTAGCCCAATAAGCTGCACTCATTGGACCTTTATTAATATTTGATTTGTGGCGTGCTTTCCATCCTTGCCGACGCTTACGATAAGATTCAGACTCGCCTTTTTTCTTCGGACTTCCAGACACGCCTTGTGCGCCAAAGCGAATTAGTTTTTCTTTACCACCACTACGGGCAAGTACTGCATGAGACTTAGTGGGGTGGCTTGGAGTACGTTTAGGCTTATTATAACCTGAAAACGTTTCACTACCTTTTTTAACTGTCATTTATTCCTCCACAAAGTCTACGATGATATATTTTTCACCTTCTTGTTTTAAAGCTACTTTTTCTTTTTTACAACTGTATAAATGTCCTGAACCTACATTTCTATCAATCTTACGCTTTACGGCAAGACAATCAGATAATGTAAAGTGAGGTGTCCACTCTTTAGCTTCACCGCCAAGAGTTAAAAATAAAACAAAAAGGGTTTCTACCATCAGTGATCTCCGTTACGTAATTTTTCTATGTGGGCTTCTAATGTAGAAATTCTCTTTTCATAAAACTCTAACGTAAGTTTTTGTTGTTGGTCATAAGGTGCGCGACCTTCCTCTATTTCAGTTGCTAGGGCTTCTAACTCTCCTGCAATATGTTCTATTAGCATAAACTGTTCACTATCTGCAGGAAGCGAACCCATTTCACCTCTAGGCCATTTAATTCTAAACTCTGTGTTTTGTTCTAAATCAGACTTCATCATAGTTATATTTGTTTCTATTTGATTAAGTCTTTCTATAATACCAAAGTAGGCCCAAGTTGCAATACTGGCTGCAGCAATCATACTTATGATATT